GAGCCAACTGAGCCAACTGAGCCAACTGAGCCAACTGAGCCAACTGAGCCAACTGAGCCAAAGCCTAAAACCAAAACAAAGGCTAAAGCAACGACTAAAACTGATAACGAGTAAAAACTATGGGCAAGTTTATTGATTGGATGACTGGCAAAAAATCAGCAAGCACTGCCCAACCGGTCAATGGCGGCGATGTTTGGCATACGATACACGAGCCGAGCACCGGCGCATGGCAGCGTAATCAAGAAATAGAAGTCAGCAAAAACGACCAGATGCGACACCATGCAGTGTTTGCTTGCATCTCTTTGATCACACGCGATATTGGCAAGTTAAAAATTAAGACTAAAAAAAAGGTTGATGGCGTCAGCCAAGTCTGCGATAGCCAAGTCAAAAAGCTTTTGGCCAAACCCAATGAATTTCAAAACTGGCAACAATTTGCGGAAGCTTGGGCAACTAGCAAATCCACATCTGGCAATGTCTACGTCTGGAAAGTCCGCAATATTTATGGCGATGTGTGGAAACTGCAAATACTCAATCCTGAACGTACCAAACCACTGGTCGATCCTAATGGCAATGTGTTTTATCAAGTACGTCGTGACCGTTTGTTTGATTTGTCTGAAGATGTTGTATTCCCAGCGTCTGAGATTATCCACGACCGGTTTAATTGCTTTTATCATCCGCTGGTTGGGCTATCACCAATCACCGCTTGTGCGCTATCAGCCAGTCAAGGCATCAGTATTCAGCGCAATGCTCAGTCATTTTTCGCAAACGAGTCACGCCCATCTGGGATATTAACCGCACCTGGCGCCATCAGTGAAAGCAATAGCAACGAGCTTAAAGAGAATTGGGAAAAAAACTATTCTCAGGGTGGTAGAGGTGGAACAGCAGTACTGAGCGACGGCATGACTTATGTGCCCATGTCTGTGGCTGCACATGACGCTCAGCTCGTTGAACAATTGAAGATGTCAGGCGAAATCGTTTGTACGGCATTTAGTGTCCCTGCTTTTAAAGTAGGGCTTGCAACATTACCCGGTGGCAAGATCAGCGACCATAACGATATCTATTACAGCGACTGCTTGCAGCACTACATTGAGAGCATTGAGACGTTGCTTAACCAACACTTGGAATTGGAAGATGGCGTTGAAGTTGAATTTTGTCTTGATGCTCTATTGCGAATGGATGCTAGCAGTCAGATGGACTATTTAGACAAAGGTGTTAAAGGCGCAATCATGTCTCCAAACGAAGCCCGCGCTAAGATTGGTTTAGCAGCGGTACCAGGTGGCGAAAGTCCAATGATTCAGCAACAGAACTTTAGCCTTGCTGCCATAGCCAAGCGCGACAGTGGCGACCCATTTGCCAAAGCTGCCACCCCTACTCCTGACACTGGAGAGACACAAGGAGCCGATGATGGATTGGGTAACGCTTAACGAAGTAAAGCATCATCTACGCTATGACGATGATGCCAACGATACAAACTTAACGATGTATATCTTAGCCGCTGAGTCAGCGATAAAACGTTATATCACTGAAGAGATACCAGCAGCCGGCACTGATGATATCAAGATCGCTACGCTGATGTTAGTCGGCTACTTTGATGAAAATCGAAGCCCTGATAAAGATACGCCCAGCAATGGAAATTATTTGCCACAGCCAGTCGTGTCTTTGCTCTACCCCTATCGGCTCCCTACTGTTACATAAGGAGGATTATGAAAGCCAGCGCCTTACGCAATCGCGTTACTGTGCATGAGCCCGTTAACATCGCTTCCCCAATGGGCGGCAGCAGTAGCACATCATGGACGCCCACCCACACATTATCAGCTAACGTTACACCATTATCAGTCAAGGATGTCATCAATGCCCAAGCAGCTGACAGTGAGACACGCGCCCGTTGTGTGTTGCGCTATCGCACTGATATCACTAGCAAGATGCGCATCGAACACCGTGGCAATATGTATGCCATCGATGGCGACCCACTACCTGACGACGATAGCGGTCTTGAGTACATCACGCTGATGTTAAAGAGTGTCACATGAGCGATGGAGGCAGCTGCGAAGTACTGGGTCTCGAAGAGCTTGAGGCTAAGCTCGCTGTGCTCGACAACAAACTCGCTGGTAAAGCCATATATGGCGCATTGGGCTATGCTCTTACGCCTGTCGTTAAGGACGCTAAGAAGTTCGCCGCAAAAGCTAAAGAACCTCACACGGTTGTTTATTCAAACGGCAAAAAAATACCTGTCAAACCTGGCCTATTACGCACAGCTATTAAAAAACGGCGTGTACCAAAGTCAGAAATGAAAGGAGAATTTGCGCAAGGTGCTGCAATGGGTATGTATATCGGCACTGGACGCAATAAAGTTTATCCAAACTACTGGTACTTCGTTGAGCATGGTACATCTACACAGCCTGCTACACCGTTTATCCGTCCTGCTTTTGATAATAATATCCAGCTGATACTTGAACGATTTAGCGAAAAGCTTAATGAAAACATTGATAAATATTCGGAGTGATTATGATCGCAAGTGTCCAACTGGTGCAAACGATAGGGCTATTGGTCAACGGTCGTATATATCCATTACGTATTGATGAAAATGAAGATAGCGCGCCGCCATATATCATTTACCAAGAAGTCAGCAGTCAGCCTGAAATTACAGACGATGGCATCACTGGTCATGAATGGACCCGTATGCAAATCGATGTTTATCACCCTGACAAATATAAAGTTAGATTGTTAGCAAATAAGGTCGTCAATACTATCAACGATCAAATCAAACCTAGCATTTACGATGGTCAACAGCAAATGTATGACGCGTCAAGCGAGTTATATCGTCAGTCTATCGACTACGAATTTTGGCAAACAACCCCAACTGAATAAAAGGAAAATCACATGACAGCAATTACCGATGGCTTATCTGACAGCCAGCATATCTTAAAAATCAGTACTGATGACGGGGCGACCTTTGTAAAGGTGCCGCTATTAACCAGTATAGACATGATTGACCAAAAGAAATCAATCGATGAAATTACAACAACTGATGCCCGCAATACGCAAAAAGCAGTTGTTGATTTTACCGAAGTCAATGATTTGGCATTTGAGTTGGTCTACAAACCCACTGACCCGCAACACGTTAAGCTCAAAGCTGCTTATGACAACAATGAAGTGGTGCAGTGTGAAATCCATTTTGATGATGCCGCTGTATCTGGTTATGCATTTGACGGCATGATCTCAGAGTTTAGCAACGTCACCGACCCTAAAAAGAAATTGCGCAAAAAAGGTATGATCATCATTGGTAGCGATGTGACTGAGATTACATCTGCGCCGTAATAACCCGCCAATCTGTATCGATGACCGCCCACTTAATCGTGGGCTTTTCTTTATCCAATTTTAGAGACCTTTATCATGGCCAAAACCGCCGCACAACGCAAAGCCAACCCACTTGGACGCACTACCTTACTTGCCGCCATCGCCTCATCAGCCCTGCTAGCACCATCACGACTCCCTATCAAAGAGCTGGATGCTGACGTATTCGTAAAGCGCATGACGTTGGGTGAACGCGAGCAATACTTTGAAGACATGAAAGAAGTCGTCGGCAAAGGCAATATCGAAGCCTTTATCATTGCTATCGTTGATGAGAACAACGAGCCATTGTTTACGCTAGATGATGTCGAGGTCGTCAAGACCATTCCGCCAGTGCTGACTGATGCTGTATTGGCTGAGTTTAATATTATCAACCGATTCGTCCGAAAACCGCTTGCAAATAAAGCCGAAGTGGACGAACCACAGGAAGATGAAGACCTAAAAAACTCCTAACCCGGCGGGATAAATTCTTTAAATTTAAACTCGCTGGGCATCTATCAAAAACAGTCGCAGAGATTGACGCTGTTATGGGCATCGATGAGCTACGTGAGTGGCAAGCCTTTGACCGCGTCAATCCTATTGGCGACTATCGCACAGACTTAAACTTTGCAGCGCTCATGCAGCAAATAGCCGCGTGGTCTGGTCATTGCAAAGAAGCACCAAGCCTAAAAGACTTGCTTGTGATTGACCCGTTCCCACGCACCAATGAGCAACGTGCTATTGAAACTGCAAAAGCAGATGCTGAACGTAGCCAAGCCTACACAGAATCACTGATAGCTACTCTGAAACGTCGCGCAAAAAAATAAGGATTGCACCATGGCAAAGGTATTACAGCGCTTAGATATTTTACTCTTTGCCAACACCGCGCAGTACCGTAGCGAGATGCGCGACACGCAGCAAAGCACCACTACGATGATGGGTGCTATCAAAGCTGATGCCGCAAACATGGCTAAGGTCGGCGCAGCTGCTTTTGCTGGTATGGCAGCAGCCGGGACTGCGGCCATCGGCGTGATGATCAAAGAGCAAACAGAACTGGCAAATGAAATCGTCAAACTCGCTAAAGTCTCGAACACTAATATCGATGTGATGCAAAAACACATCGTTGCAGCGCGCGCTATGGGCGTTGAGCAAGAAACGTTAGGTGATATCTATAAGGACACGCAAGACAAAATCGGTGATTTTCTAACCACCGGCGGCGGTGCGATGGCAGACTTTTTTGAAAGCATGCCACCTAGCGTAGACATGACCGCTGAGAGCTTCCGCAACTTATCAGGGCCTGATGCCTTGCAGCGGTATTACAACGGCTTACAGGAAGCCAATCTAAGCAACTCTGAACTCATCTTTTACATGGAGTCTATTGCATCCGATGCATCGTTGCTGATCCCATTACTCCATGATAATGGCGCTGGGTTTGATGTGTGGGCAGAAGCGGCTGAAAATGCCGGCGTCATCATGGATGAAAAAACAGTCGCTGCTACTCAAGACTTAATAGCAGCAAACAGCCTTTTGACACTGTCTGTCGAAGGTGCAAAAACCCAGTTTACCAGTGCATTTATCCCAGTACTGGCAGATGTCGCTGATGAGTTGGTAGGTACAGCAGGCGCATCGGATCTAGCACGCGAAATGGGCGAAGACTTAGTCGTTGTCTTTAAGAGCGTGGCAAAGGTCGGCATCGGTGTCGCCGCAGTGTTTGACGTGGTTGGCAGCAGCATTGGCGGCGTCGCCGCAACTGTTGGCGGATTGCTCAATGGTGTTAGCATGATGGACAGTGTGTGGGTTACGTCCCTTAAGATTGCCCAAAACTTTGGCTCTGCAAATGAGATTGCAAGATTGGCAGATCAAGATATCTCTGCATCTTTAGCAGGTTATGCTAAACAGTTAGAGTTTATCGACAACTTAGGTAGTGGCAAGCGTGAAAGCCGCTTTCTTACCGCTGCAAAACAGCAAGAAGAGTTGCGCAGGCAACTGGGCTTGACCGGTCAAGCTGTACAAGCAAATGCGCAAGCTGAAGCCGATGCTGCAAAAGCAGCTGAAGCCAATGCTAAGAAACAAGCATCCGCTGCAAAAGCAGCCAGTAAAGCCGCGGCGCTCATTCCCAAAGCTGTTAGTGACGCCATATTAGATGGTGCAAAGAAACTAGGCATTAATCCAAACGATCTCGCTGCTGTCATATCTTTTGAGACTGGTGGTACATTCAACACCAATGCAAGAAATCCAACATCATCTGCCACTGGCTTAATCCAGTTTATGGAAGGCAGCGACAATAAAGCTGATGGTAAGTATTTTGGCATGACACGTGACCAGTTTGGCAGCTTGCTTCCACTTCAGCAGATGGATCATGTTGTCTCTTATCTCAAAGGTCGCGGCATTGGACCAGGCGCTGGTGTTGCTGAAGTATACGATGCTGTCGCTGGGTACGGCTATAAGCGAGGTAGTGCAGGCTATGAGTCAAACAAAGTATGGGATGTCAACAAAGATGGTGTAGTCGCTAAAGGCGAAGCAGTAACTGGTAAGCGTTTTAAAGCGCATATTAAAGATTACTACGGCGATGGCGTCGCTATTGCTCAACAGTCAATTAGCCAAATAATGCAAAGCGAAGTCACAGCTGCTGCTGAACAAGCAAAAGTTGCAGAACAGCTCGCCAAAGATCGCAATGCCATCCGGTTAGAGTACGGCGACGAAGCCATGCGCATCGAGGAACAGCTAAAAACTGCCATCTTAAAAATTGATGCCAGTGGCTTTAATGATGACGAGCGCACCGCCTTTATCGATGATGCTATCGATGTCGCCAATGCCAAATTGGCACAAATGCAGCTTGCGCATGATCAAGAAATGCAATACGCCCAGCAAGCCGAGCAAACAGACGCTGAACGCATTCGCAATCAATATGCGCTTGAACGCCGTGAAATCCAATTAACAGTTAATATGGATGAGCAGCTGCGCAAAGCTAAGATTGACGCGCTTAATCAAGCTGAGCAACTGGCACTTGATGAACGCCGGTATGCTTACGAGCGTGAGCTTAGAGATTTAACCAGCATTGGCCAATCAGATCTAGCAGCTCTACGTCAGTCATATGCAGATCAGCGACGTGTATTAGATGCTCGAACTGATATTGATGACGGTCAAAAGTCTGGCTTACGTAACGCGATGGCTAGCTCTGAGATATACAACGTCAATGAATTACAGAAAGGACCGCGTGACGCTTTTGAGTCTCAGCAAGCACAGCTTGGTGGCTATTCTCAGCAATACGGACTTGAGCAGCAACTCAAACAGCAGCTCGAAGTGATTGAGAATGCTAAAAAAGCCGAACTACTGACTGTTGAAACTTACGAACAGGCTAAGTTTGCAGCGCAGCAAGAATATCAGCAACAAACTCAGGCAATGATGTTAGCTTCAGCGGATCAACAATTTGGCTCAGTGACTGAAGTCATGCGCGTAGCATTTGGTGAACAAAACGTCTTGTATCAAGCTGCCTTTATTTATCAAAAAGGTTTGGCCGGCGCTCAGGCATTACTCAATATTCCTAAATCTTATAGTGATGCATTCGCAGCAACTGTTGGTATCCCCTTCGTTGGCCCAGCGCTAGCTCCAATTGCGGGTGCAGCAGCAGCCGCTTTACAATTTGGTCAAAAAGTATTGATTGATAAAGTTGAAACACCATCGATGCCAGGGTTTGAAGTTGGTGGTTATACAGGCGCAGGCGGCACATCTGACGTCGCAGGGCTTGTGCATAAAGAAGAGTTTGTTGCCAATGCGCCAACGACTAAGCGGTTTCGACCAGAACTGGAAGCAATGCATGATGGCAGTTATGACGAAAAATACCGTCAACCTAACATCAGTACTATGCCTATCGTCAATATCCATAACTACACTGGTGCGCCAGTTACCCAGCGTCAAAACAGCAATGGTGAGTTAGAGATTATGATTGGCGAAGAGCTTAATAAGCAGCTGCCAGCCATGGTCAGCGATCCATCGAGTAAGTTTAATAAAACACTGCAAAATCAATATCACCTTCAGCGGAGTTTATAACATGGCAGATTTACCCAAGCTCCGCCTAAAGCCATTACGTGAGGGCTATTCTTTTAATTTGGGTCGTCAGACAGTGACGACCCAAACAGAGAGTGGTCAACCAAGGCAGCGCAAGGCAAGCGTCGGTACAGTGCATACGCTCAGCCCTACCTACAAATGCACTCGCGTGCAAATGCAATATTTGCACGCATTTTTGCGTGCTTATGAAGCTCAGCCATTTTTAGCGTACCTGCTCATTGATGATATCGATCACAAATGGTACGAGTGTCGCATAGTCAGTGACGACATACCTGTGAGCGCATTGGGTGATCAAATATTTACGGTGCAGCTCAGCATCACAGCGACACCAATCAGCCCATCCCTACAAGCCGACCTCGTAAATATCTCCGCATACGACGTATCTGATGGTAATCCCAAGCTATTTTTTTACTTACTTGAGCAGCTCGTTAATGTTGATTTGCCTAATGCACCATGAGGTTTTTGATGACAAGTGATAAAGAGATTGAGCACTGGCTGCGCGGCACTCACGATGACGTACGAGTCGAATGTATAGACATTATCCACCCATCGTTTACTAAACACTATCGATTTGTACGCAATGCGACGAAAGGCGTTCGCATCAAAACGGAAGATGGCTATTGGCGTGATTACGAATATCTACCGATGTCGATTAAGCCTGGTACATCAGCAGACGACCTACAACAAAGCTTTACCATTGGCATTGGTGATGTGGGTGAGATTATGCCCCGCGAGCTTGACCGACTGCGCAACGGCAGCTATCCACAAGTGCGCCCTACCGTTAATTACCGCGTGTATCTGACCAGTGATTTAAGCGAACCCAGCTTGTCAGTACGTGGTCTTGAGGTCACAGACAATCAACAGAAAAAAGAAGGCGCTGTGTTTGCGTGCAAAGCGCGTGAGCTGAACAAAAACAGCACCGGCATTACGTTTAACTACTCTGATTGGGCAGCACTGAGGTATTTCTAATGGCTTTCAAATTGAAAAAATACGTCAGCAAACGATACGACGACGAAATCTATAACTGTCTGCATTTCGCTGTTGATGCGTATCGCGACATATCTGGCCACGACATGGGTTTATATGTCAGTGAGCTTATGACTGGACGCGCCAAGCGCCGAGTAATTGTCAAAAAGCTAAAAGAGTTCAAGCCAATCGCAGATCCGATTAACACTTGCCTTGCTGTCATGCACGGCGCAGAACTGCATATCGGCATATATCACAACGGCAAAATTATACATTTCAACGAGCAAGGCGTACAAGCCCAGCCGCCACATATTGCCGAAATCAACCATGGCCGGATAAAATATTATGCGATCTCACATTGAATTAATCATCATTAATAACGCGATGGCATACGCTTGCGATGAGTCTGCATGTAAGATTATGCATGGTGACGACTTAATGGCAATGGTTAAGAGCGTCTATCCAAACGGTCAGCCACTCAATACATTTTGGTATCTTGACCGCTGGGACGATGCCTGTGATGTCACACCAAAAACTGCTGCTGACATGCACATACTTGATGACGATGGCGGTACGATATATATCGTGACTTACCCTGCCGCTGCTGTCTTTAGTCCTATCGCCAAAGTCATTAATAAAGTTTTTTCTTTCTTCGTACCAGAGCAACCGGTCGCAGTCAGTCCAACCGCCCCACCCTCGCCAAATAATGCACTGGCGCAGCGATCAAACACACAGCGCACTGGTGGACGCGTAGCAGATGTATACGGCACTCTACTCGCTTTTTTTGATTTGTTTGCGCCAACGTACAGTATGTACATCAATCACAAGGAGGTTGAGTTTAGTGCTATGACGATCGGGCGCGGTCAGTATCTCGTCGCTAATATGTTTGATGATACCACCCCACTTGCTCAACTATTGGGCGCATGTGGCCTCGTATTTGACCCAAACTACAGTATCAACGACAATCCATCACATCAATTTGGTACGGCATTCACAGCCGAAGAAGCAGCACTATCACGATTTGCCGCAAAGCGATACACGTCAGTAAATGGCCAAACTTTAAATGCACCAGACGCCTATACAACCAAAAGCGTTATCTTCAAAAACCCAAATATCATTGAAACGAATGACCCAATAGACTATAGAGACAGCTTTAAAGTGGGCGATGTACTACTAATCGAAGGTGCTGAAGGCCTTAAATCAGGCAATAATCTAACAGCAAGCGAGGAAGAAAATGCCGATATTATTGAATACTCTTTAAATGGCCAATACGTCATTGCCAGTGTCACCGAAAAGCAGTTAACTATTTCTGACCCAGCACTTATCAACACTGATTGGCAACGACTGGACGACAATGTTGATTTTACTGTTGAAAGTGATGCTGTGACGTTATCAACCGAAACATCACCGCTATGGCAAGGTTATCATTATACAAACCAGAAAGATCATGAGGCGGCCTATGTCAACATCATCGCACCCAACGGCCTATATGATGGTGAACCAAGCGGACGCTGGAAGGGCCTTAGAGTATATGGTGCTATTGAGTCTGAGTTAGTTGATTCCTCCGACAACCCAGTAACTGGCACTCGCCATAGCCAAGTATTCACCATCGCCTCGCCTGACAGCGATCGTTACCAATGGCGTGCGATGGAAGGTGGCTATGATGAAACGACCGTCGATACTAAAAACGATAAGCTGCGTGGCACAGCCGCCGTCACTGTCAAGATTGAGAATCCATATTTTGGCGTCGGCAAGCGCTTAAGGTTTTGGATAGCTCGCACATCGAATGCCATTACTGACGAAAGCGCCGGCATTGTTGACGAAATAAAAATCAAAGATTTTTACGGTACCAGGATGCTCAATGATGGCGATTATCCAAAAGGTGCCACTAAAATATATCTAAAACAGCTAGCGACTGAAGGCGCATTGGCTGTCAAGGATCGAAAAGCAAAAGGCCTGGTCACAAGACTCGTAAAAGACTGGCGCAACGGTGATGCACTTATCGCATCTACGCGCATCGATGACATTATTTATGACATCGCAACAGACCCCATCACCAGCACAATGAATGCTGATGACTTGGATATGCCACAGATCTCAGCTGCTGTTGATGCTCAGATTGCCTACTTCGGTACTCCGCTATGTGCTCAATTTTCTGGTACGTTTGATAGTACAGATATTACCACTGAAGAGATGATACAAGCCGTTGCCGGCGCTGGGTTTTTTACTGCTCATAGAGTGAACAACAAAGCGCATTTACAGTTTGAAATGCCTGAAGATTTGCCAATAGCTAACTTCAACAGCCATAACATCCTACCAGATACTTTTGAATGGTCTGAGACGTTTGGCCCACGCAATGATTACGATGGTCAAGTCGTCACTTACGTTGACCCTAACGATAACGACACACGTACCACGCTTACTTATCCTGCCGACACCACGCCTACCAACCCCGATACGAAGAATAAGGATCTCGTCGGCGTACGCAACAAAGTGCAAGCGCACATGCATCTCATGCGCAGGCACTGGAAGAACCAACTCGCATACAATAACGTGTCGATAACCGCTGCTGATGAGTCAGCGATTATCATACCAAGTAATAAAGTGAGCATTGCAAATCAAAATCGTGCTGATACACAGCAAGGTGCTGTCATAGGATTGACAGTTAATGAAAGCGCTCAGACGATACTCACATTGAGCAACGATGTTGATTTCGTCGGAAAAACAGAAGGCACTGTGTTTGTCCAGACCGTTGTGGCAATTGTAGATAATATCAAGTGTCGCCCAAGCGATAATCCAAGAGAGATTATATTAGACCGCCCACCGTCGTATCCAATAAGCACAGACTATAGCGCACCTGTGCGCGCTACTTATAACCTAGTCACTCATGACGATTTGGATAAAGACAATTATATTGTCACGATCAAAGGACCTGGTGACAGCTCTATGTCTAATAGATTAGATGCTATGAATTACACAGCTAAGTACTATCAGAATGACAAAGACTATATAAACGGCTTGATAGCCTAAATTAATTTAAACATACTATCAACACTGAAATTTTTTGGAGCTAAAAATGCCTGATGATATTTTACAGTTTTATGCGGATGGTCGTGTTGACATTCAAACTATGAAAACTTATGTTAATACTACCGACCCTGATGAGATGGTTGAGCGTCGACTTGCACCATCAATTCGCCCGCTGATATTTTGGGACATATTTTTTGCTGGTTTAGCAAATAGTGCTGTGAGAGCGACAATACAATCAGGCGTGGTACAAGCGGACAAATTGATTGTTAAAAATAAGCAAAAAGAACGCCTATTATTTATTGGTGACTCTTTAACTGAGCTGCAAACAGGGGCAACTTATGCAAAGCCTTTAGTTAAGCGCTTAGCACCAATGTATGGTGGCATGGGTGAGTTTGGGTACACTCCTTTAACGACCAGTCACGCCAAACATCAAGGCTCTAACGCACAAATAAAAGTTAGCCGAACATCACCATCTACTGTGATAAATATGTGGGGACCGTCAGACAGAAAATGGGATTTATCACCATATAAGTATTCGCCAGACGGTCAAGGTATGATGGTTGAATCAGCCAATGCTGAGGCTATATACATCAGTACTGTAGGGCTACTCAAATGCACTAAGGTGCGTGTATTTTATTTAAAGCAGCCCAACGGTTGCAAATTCACTATTGGCTTCCAAGATCAATTACCGACAGCTAGATTGTTGGTTGATACTCAAAATAATACCGAGCAACTGGCTTTTGTAGATATTGGCGTTGAGTTTTTATCTCAAATATTGCAATTCCAATTAGATGGCTCAGGTAAAAAGTTTGCAGCATATGGTGTACAATTTATTGATGAGTCAAGAGCTGACGGTATTACTTACGACCTGATGGCACGTAGTGGCGTGTCATTGTATGAACACAATCAGCTTGTGAATATTGAGACGTATTATGCACAATTGAAACCAAGCATTGCAGTAATTAATATCGGCACAAATGATGCTATCAATACAATTGATAGGCAAACGAAGGTGCAATTTAAAACCAACTTCCAAACTTGGATTAATAGATTGCGTGGTGTCCAGCCTAATTGCCGCATCTATGTTGTTGAGCCGAATAAACCTGAGTTTTATGGATTAGCTAGTGACCCGCGTGGCGTATTATTAGAAGAATTTACAGCAGTCAGAAAAGAAATAGTTACTGAAAATAGTAATATTTATTTTATCGATGTGCCTAAACTTGTCGGTGATTATGCCAAGTTCTTGGATAATGATTGGCTAACAGACGCAATTCACCCGAACGCCATCGGCAAAGGTATGATTGCAAGCGCAGTTTTTAATTACATGCTGAGCATCGAAGACACTGTCAGCTATGACACTATATTGCCGACAGTGCGCACATTGACAGCATTAACGCCTATCGCTAGTAAAGTCGCTATAACATCTGTGTGGTCAACTATCGCAAAATACGGCATCAGTAAAAATAGTGTGAACGCCTATTTTGATATTACTGTCGCTAGTAGCACGACGGGAAGACAGTGGACTAGCAATCTAAAATTTTATGCTTATCGCACAGGCGCAGCAGGGAATGCAATTACCGATATTAGAGGCTCTTTATCATCAGTTGTGTTTAGAGCCGACGCTTTTAGTTCGGTTACGAATATAGAGTTAAGAGCTGTCAAAAGCGCTGATAACTACATCGAGATACAAGCAAAACTAACGTCACCAGACAATACGCAAGCGAATGAATGGACCTTGACTGGCAAGGCGGAAGCCGCAGTGCCTAACTTCTTGGTAGAGCTGTAAAACCATTGAATTAAATCAAACCCCTTAAATGGGGTTTTTTATTATCTAAAATTTGAGAGGACGATATGCCACAGAACACACCGTTTTTGGAGCTAATCATACTAAAGCTGATGGTATTTCTGCCAAAAGTATTCGCAGCTGTCATCGGTGCAATATTTGGATTGATGCTATCAGGTGACATCGGTAAAGACGGTAAGATACAAGTTAATATGTCAGTGATAATCAAGTTTACTATTGCTGTCACAATCTCGCTGTTTGGCGGCGCAGCGCATATTGAATTTATGGGCTATCAAGATTATAGCGTAATGACACAAGGCGCAATCATGCTTGTTTGGGCGGTGTTCGGTATGTTGGCCATAGGCATTGTTTATCAAGCCGTAGCCTTATGGCAGGGCAAGACGATTGCTGAAGTAATCAAAGAAGTCAAAGATGCAGCATTCGCAATATTCGGCAAATAATAGGAGTAAATCATGCAATTCAATCTACTAAAAACAGCGCGTCAGCTGACAGACATTGCTATCAAAAATAGTGAAATCGTTCAGCCGTATGTCAAAGCGAGTCACTACCGGCGTGGACTGCTTGCACTCAACGCACTGCATTACGCACTACGCATTGCAGATAAAGACAAATAACAATTAACATTAAATACAGCCCCATTTGGGGCTTTTTTAATGTCTAAAAAAGGATAAACATCATGGCAAAAGTTACTATCACAGCTGGTCACAGTAATACCGATCCTGGTGCAGTTGCCGGCAACGTCACTGAAGCCGAAATCACTACTGATATGCGCAACATCGTTGCTTATTGCCTACGCGATTTGGGTATTGAAGCAGTCACCGATGGCACCGGTAGCGAAAATGACACGTTGCGCAATGCAATTAAACTCATCAAGCAAGGTGAAGTCGCTATTGAGTTCCATTGCAACGCATTTCATCTGCCCACTGCTGGTGGCGTTGAAGCATTGGCGCAGCCTAAAGACAAAGCAATCTGCCAAAAGCTTTGTGAGGCAGTTAGTGACGTTTTGAGAATTCCAGTACGCGGTAGCGCTGGTGGTTTTAAGCCAGAAAACAGTGGTCAGCATTCAAGATTGGGCTACGTGCGCGAAGGCGGAATCATCTTAGAGCTATTTTTTATCTCTAATCCATCTGAGCTTGCCGCTTATCAGGCAAAAAAATGGCCACTAGCGCGTGAAATTGCAGACGTCATTGCAGACCATATTGGGGTTGGTTGTAAAGCTTAATCATGTCGCAGTTTTTGTCGCAGTTAGCGTAGAAACTATTTAAATCAATTTAAAAGTAAAAACATAAATATATGATTTCATTATATTAATTTTTCATTGATTTATATTAGGTTATATCAAAAAGAGTTCGAGTATCTCACACCCCTACTCGCACTCTTGGCACAGATTTTGGCACAGATTTCAAAACAACCATTGCATTGTATTACATTTAAAAATGGCAAACCCTTGTTTTATATACGCTCTACAATGCAATAATGTTATATTGCACACGTAGAACAGGTTCAAATCCTGCCGTTCCGACCAAGCATAGCAGTAATAGAGAAAAGCCAATCATTGTTTTCAATGGTTGGCTTTTTTTTGTGCTAAATTTGGCTGGTAATTGTATGATATTTGATTGAGCAAATAATAATAAAAATCTTGCCAGGCATGATGAATAATCTAAAGCCAGTCATCCATATAGTTTTAGGCTGGCTTGTCTTATATCTACTTTGATTTAATGGTGTGTAGAGGTGTGAATATGAGTAATAACGATATTGCATTAAGCTTTGATACCGCAGAATATTACAATCTACAAGAGGCTTGCGACTACTTAAACAGAAAATTTAAAACCGATAATATAACGCCGAAAAAACTACTTAAAAGAATTTATGAGTTTGATTTAGACACTTATATTTATGGTAGAGGGTTTTATTTAATGGGAAATCATTATCTCGATGAAGACAAATTGGATTTTTTAGATGAGTTAGATAAAGACAGTGAAGACTATCAAATCTATACAGCGCAAATAGATGCATATTTATTTTTTTGCGATGTAAAGCCCTCGTTAACTTGTAAAGAATTAGGCGTTTTTATCCAGCTAAGCAACAGAATGATTAGCAACTTACTTTTATTGGAACGAACTGAAATTAGTGACGAATGGGGAGATATTGAGGGCTTGTTACCACACAATAGACTAAATGCTAATCCAAAAGACGTAGAAGAATTTCTTTTGCCTAGTGACAAACCTAGCACATATGAAGGTCAAGACTATAACTTTGATAAAATCAAAGTGGTAGAAAGCAGATATCAGCCGATATTACCTAAAGAGAGCATCGAAGAGTA